CAGTTTTTGGTTCTGGTTTTGCATAGATGGATCCAAATGGCCCACTTGAATCATCCGAGTGCCATATTTTAATTTTGTTTTGTCCAGCATGTTTTAAAATATGTTCTACACATTGATCCGCTTGAGTTAGTATTTTAGGTGAATATGTTCTTTCAAATTTAGTTTGTTCATTATTTTTTATTCGAATTTTTTCTACAATACAAAACTCTAAATCAACACCTTCTGAAGCTGCCATAATTATCTCCAAATAAAAGTATTTATCTGATTATATCAATAGGCTTTCCAGAAGTCCAAACCTCCAACTCAGTTCTCAATCTATTATCACCATTTAATGTTTCAAAACGATTTGTCGCCTTGTTTCTCCACCATTCAATCAAGTTTACCATTTTGTGTTTTTCATAGTTTTCACCAGGAATTAGTATATCGGACATACACTTAACATACTCTACCATGTTCTTGAAACCATAGTCACTGTAATAATATCTTTTTTGCTCTGTCAACCCTTTTGCCTTCTGAATCGTTGCTATGAATGTATCCCCTTCAGGACTGCCTTTAAGTGCTGCTTTGGTAAGCGAAACAATTTTCATTGTAGTTTTCAATTTCTTACTTGAAACATCTTCATCAACAATATCACCAACCAGTTTTTCTACATAACTGCGTAAGTCATCGTAGGCTTTTCCGTGCATCATCGGTATGAAATCACTATCGGTTAAACCTTTATAACGAATGTAAGGTTTCATGCCATCATACTGTGACACCGTTTTGGAACTTCCATATAAACTTGTCGTTTCAAACAAACACAAATTCATATTGTATTTTTTGTTGACAATTTCACGCACCTCATGCGAGGTACAAATTGCAGCAAGTAATTTACCACCAAGATAATTATAACCAAAAGGTTGTGATGGAACAATAACGAAACCCATCATAGATGATTCATTGAACCTCTTGGACCATTCAGGTTGTTGTGTGAATACTTGTCTAAGCATTTCGTTGCGTGGCTTCATGTTGATTACTGGTGAACCAAGGCGAATGAATCCTACAATCTTTCCTGTATTCTTCTCCAACACAGCCAATCTTATTTGACGCCCAACTGGAGAAATGTTAATATGAGAACTGGTAATATTCAATAAATTTTCCCACTTCTCTTGTGGTATTTCCAATACTTCAAAATCCATATCTTTTGGATGCATGGTGAAGTCTGAAAATAAATCATCTTCTAAAGGGAAGAGAGGATTTGAAGATAGGTCATCAAGAGATGCCAGTTTCTGGTCACGCATGTATTCATCGACACGATTAAAACTCCCAAAATAATTTTCAAAAACAGATGCACAATGTAGTGCTTCAACCTTTGTTAAGTTCATACTTTAAATCCTGAAAAACTTTTCTTCTGTGACTTTTCACGGTCACCAAATGTGTTTAGTGGTTTGTCTTTGCCTGAATCGGTAATATCATTTTGTGCTGATTGTTCCACATCATACAATCTCATTTTCGACCTGTCAATGCCGAGGGTGAATCGTTTGTAATATGTTGGATCATTATATCGATTCTTCAATTGTTTCACCATGATCTGTCCCATTTCTTCCAACTCTTCTGATGAAATGAGAGCAAACATCAAGTCTGCTGTTGCTGGCAAACCAAAAGACTCACTAGTGTCTTCGAGTCCGGGGTCTGAACTTGAGAAACCTCCCCGAGTTGTTTGTGTAGCAGAAACAATTGGTACTCCGAATTCAACAGCAAGACCTCGCAATTCTTCGGCAATTGATTTGACATAGGTGTAGCTGTTGACATTTGCTCCAGCCTTAACCCTAGAACTACAACAAATGTTAAGGTAATCAATAAAAATGATATCAGGAACAAAAGATTTTTTAAGATTGAGTTCATTCAATAATGTCCTAAAATGTGTAGCACTAGCTGAGGCCGTTGGGTATTCTTTGATAATAAGTTTACCAACGGTCTTCTCACGCAGTTTCGTGAGTTTTTTGTCATACATATCTTTAGATAAATTGACAAGATCGTCAACAGTAACATTCAATAGATTTGCATCTATCCTTTCCGCAATCCGTTCTTCAGCCATTTCCATAGTGATGTACAGTACATTGCGGCCTTGCACCATTGCACCTGCAGCCACATGACACATGAATAGACTTTTTCCAACGCCAGTTCCGGCAAGAGCGATATTAAGCGTTTTAGTAGGTAGACCACCTTTTGTAATCTTGTTAAAGAAATCCAAATCAAAAGGGATTCGTTCTTCTTTTCTGTGGTAGAATTCATATCGTTCATCCGTGTTCTCCAAATAATCGTGACCTACTGAATTGTCAAAACTGATTGCCAATGCATCAGATAGGATTTTTGGGATAGAACCCTTATCATTGACTTTATCTTTGCCGTCAAGGATTGAAATTGAACCTAACACAGCATTATATATTGCTTTTTCCTGACAGAACTGTTCTGTTTTATCTACGAGCCATTCAATTTTAGATAATTCGTTTTTAGACTGTTCGATATCTTTGAGAGATGCATCACAACCTTCAACTTCATCTTCTGAGAGTGTTCGTTTTTCTTTGACGGCTAGTTTTAGTGCTTCAATTGTTGGTGATGAATTGTATTTGTCTGTGAAAGCAGCGATCTCATTATAAATCGTTCTATCAACTTTATCCGTAAAATAATCTGGCTTTAAAAATGGAAGTACCTTTCGCAGGTACTCTTCATCATAAATCAGATTCTTTAAAATTGTTTGTTCCAGCTTCATCAATAATTTCCTGTTCAATATTGGAAGACATTAACTCCACCAATAGGTCGCCGATGTAATTCTTAAAGTCATCATCTTTTTCAAGTTTTGATGGCTTACCAACATTAGATTCTAACACATCATAAGCAAAAAGTAAATAGACCTGGTCACTTTCTTCTTTGAATTTTACTTTGCCATATTTGAATATGGTATCTTTGTATGGTCCTTGTAGAAGTTTAATGTTTACCGTAGTCTTATCATCTTTAGGATAGATGAAACAATAATCAACACCCTCATCCATATTACTCTCCAGTCATCGTTGCAACATCAAAAGTCTGATCGATGTCCGATTCCATGATACTACCAGAAGAAACGGTGTACTTGTCTTCAATGAAATCACGGAAAGATTTTTGTTTCAAAATCGGCATCCAGAATTCTTTTGTATCGGTATCTTTTTCTCTGTACTTCTTGTCTTCGACTTCACCAGTTTCCACATTTACTTGAGAGTACCAACCATTGCTTGGTTTAACCACATGCTTGGATTCAATCGCAAGGTCGAGTAGACCAGACCAAGTACTAATGCCACCATCGTAAGATACAGAAACAGGTATTTTAGATTTTTCTTTAACATATCGGGATTTCTCTACATTGATAATAAAATTGTAACCAATAACTTCGGTGCCTTCCTTTTCTTGCTGGCGACCAATGATGAAAATGTTATCAGCTGAATAGTAAGAACCGGTGCCACCACCAACAATATCTTTCGGATACAAACCAATTTCTTTGTATGTGTGATTAACGACAACCATTGGAATGTCTTTGAGTGACAGGTGTGGAGTAATCATACGGAACAGTGATTTGACTTGTTTTGCGCGTGACATATCAGCACCAGACTTTCCATCCAAAGCATCATCAACTTCTTTCTTTGATGCCAAATTACCAATCGAATCGATTACGATAATCAAATGTTCACCGCGTTCCAATTGTGTTAATTGCGCCATCACATCAAACTTTAATTGTTCAATGTCAGTCAATGGTGTGTGTAGAACTCTATTGGTGTCAATACCAAAAGAATCAAAGTAACTCTGTGGTGTACCAAACTCAGAATCATAGAATAACAATGCTGCATCTGGATATTTGTCCAGATAAGATTTTGCCATCAACAATGAGAATGCAGTTTTAAAGTGTTTGGATGGACCAGCCCACATTGTAAGGCCTGGAGTTAATCCACCATCCAATTTACCAGAGAGTGCCACATTGATGATCGGCACAGCAGTTGAAATCATGTCTTTTGCATTAAAGAACTTTGATTTGGATAAGATAGCAGAATCTTTGATGCTGCTGTTTTTTTTGATTTTGTCAAGAATACTCATTTGTTTTACCTTTTCACGAACATATATTAATCACTACAATTATACTTAGGTTCTTTTTTTTGTCAACCAAAGAAATCATCCAGTGAACTTGTTTTTTCTGCCGACCAATTCATACTTCTCAAAATAACACTGATTGGTTCCAGAAATGCCTTATCGAATTGTAAATCATAATCAATGTAGTTGTCAAGCCCAAACTCTTTTGGTATCCGAGATGGGAAAGAAATCACATCTTCTTTGAAATGGTTTGGTACTTTTAGATAGGTGAACTTTAACTTCTCACCCTCTTGTATAAGTTGGTACTTCTTAGTCAAACCTAGTAGTGTCAGATTGTGATTGTACAAAATGGCACCTCGCACATGGATTGGTGTACCTTTTTTATACAACATTACCGGATCAGAATATGTGCGTAAACCATTTAATCCCCGAGGAAAAGAGATTTCTTCCGGCGGCAACTTCTTAAACTCTTGCCTGAAATCTGCAATAAACTTCTGTACATCATCTTCAGTACCATTCATCATCAACTTAATAGCCAAACGCATCTTCTCACGGATAGCCGATGGTGTGGAAGATTTAATCATTTCCAGACCCATCACCTTCATGTGCGGTTCTGAGTATTGTACACCTTCATTGTTATACACATTCAAGATATATCGTTTCTTGGCAGTCCAGACACCCTTATCTGATAGACCTTCACGCTTCATCTGCATCTTCTGTTGATATGCATGTACATATATGGCAAGTTCTTCGTATGACTTGTCAATAAATGGTTGCAGTTTATCTTCACATACTCTATCCATGAAACTGATAACTTTTTGTCCAGGCATCTTAACAACACCATCGACACCGTAAACCTTGTTAACCAACTCACCGAGTCTCAGATAGATTGAGTCTGTGTCGGATGCAATAACATAATCAACATCTTCTGTCTGCACAATCTTATTCATATACTGGTTAATCTTGGCCTCAATCCAACGAATACTTAATTGCCCAGCAGTGGTGACACCCAAGGCCATACGCAAATCATAAAACCGGAAATACTGAGAACCCAAAGCACCGTAAGCACTATTAAGTGATACCTTTTTAGCCAGCTGTAGGTTGTTGTATCTGGCAATAAGTTTTTCAATTTCATATTTTTTAGAATCATCTTTTTCATCTTCATACTCCTGTTGGGATTTCAACATCAGGTTTTTGAATTTTTTACGATCCTGATACATTTCTTCCATCATTTCTGGTAAGAAACCTTGTTTGTCAGTTCGAAAGAATTGTCCGTTGGGAGTGATTGTGGCATTTTCCAAACTTGAAATGTCAATTTGTCTTTTCAAGAGTTTATCGACAGAAACACCTTGAGAAAGAATGTCACGCATCTCTTGAGTGTAATTCACCGGATCAATAATTGTTTCTGGTGAAATGTTATATTGCATCATCAAATGTGGATACAAACTATTCAAGTCAAATGATGCAACCCAATTGTGTAAACCTACTTGCACCTCTTTAACATACGCACCTTCAAACGCAGAGTCTTTATCCTGTGTCTCGCGTGGAGGCACAATAATGTCTTTGTTCAACAGATAGGAATATGTCATCGAATCCCACATACGAGTTTGTGCAAACACATCTTCGTAATTACACTTAGTATCATATGCAAGAGTTAGAGCCAGTTCAACCAACTTCAACTTATCTTCCATCTTTTGCACAAGGCGAACGTCTTTGATATTGTATTCAATAAACTTCTGGTGATTCAAACGATACAGTGCATGAAGGTTGTCATACTCATCATAAGAAATCTTACCTTCACCAAGTTCAACCTGAGCAATATTGTCCAAACGATAGGACTCTTGTGACTTACCACCAGGTGCATACCACTTGTACAATTCAATATAGTCGAGAGATTCTACACCAACAAAACTATAAGCGATCAGTTGACGGCCATTAATATTTGTTTTGCGTTCAGAAATATAATTCCAAGGAGATAATTTTTTAGTTTCATCTTCACCAAGGAGTTTACGAAACCTGTTTACAATGTATGGTATATCAAAGAACTTGGTGTTCCAGCCAGTGATAACATCTGGACACTTTTCAGCCCATAGTGTAATGAATTTCTTACAAAGAGTCCATTCATCTTTACACTTAACATAATTAACATCAGATACATCATTCTCTTTGTCAATTTCTTTGTCATAATCACCACAAGCAAATACCCAAGTTTTACCATCGGAATATTGTATACATATGGCTGTGATAGGTTCATTGGCTAGATAAGGATCAGGGAAACCATTTTCAGATCCAACCTCAATGTCGATGTAAGCAACGGAAATCTTATCGATATCCCAGTCAACCATTTCGGTATGTTGATCGGCAATGAATGCGTATTCGTATCGAGTTTGGCCATAGATTTTGTCCGTACCCGGAACATCACTATATTGTTTGACATATTCTCGAGCTTCGTTTATGCTATCAAACTTCTTTTTGAAGAGGTTGATACCGTCTAGGGATTTGTATTGTCTACTATTTTCTTTCGCAATCTGTTTTTCTTTACGAACAGGAAGATACAGTGATGGACTATAATCAACTCTAAGTTTGATTTTTTTGCCATCTTTGACACCTCGGTAGAGAATTCTACCACCGAGGGATTGAACATTTGTGTAAAAATTAGACATTAACCTGTAATGATACTTGGTTGTTTAGGTAGGATAATACCTGATCCAAAAATTTGTTTGTAGTTTGTGATAAAGTCTTCGGCTGGAACGTATTCATATACAATGTGTGTTCGTAGAAATTTAAATTCTGCATCGGTTTTTTGTTCAGCATGGATGGGAAATGGTGCAAAACCAACATTTGGCGTACCATCTTTACCACGCACTACAGCAATGCCGACTGGATTTTTTACCACAACAACTGATTGTGACTGGTTTTCTGTAACTTCACCTAGAACCTCTTCTCCGGTGACTAATTTAAATACACAAATATTCATGTTGTGATACCTTTTTTTGATGAGTTCGGCGGGCTCTAACCGCATAAATAGAAATAGAGTTGTAATTATATATCATTCTCAGTGAAAAGTCAACCAGAAAAATATATCTACCACAACAATAAGGGAAAAGAATGTTCAAAAAGTTAACCACAGTGGTTCTTTTTGTTATGTTTACATCATCAACGATTGCGGAACCAATCGTAACTGACTCGACAAGTAAATCTACTACCGATTCTACATCTACCAGTAAAACCACGGTAAATTCTCCACCACCTACAGCCGTTGCACCAGCAATCACAGTAATAAACAGTGATATATGTGCGGTTGGATATTCCGGTGCTGCTCAAACACAAATATTAGGTCTCTCCTTTGGAGGTACTATGACGGATAAAAATTGTGAACGGTTAAAATTAAGCCGTGCTTTATATGATATGGGCATGAAAGTTGCCGCAGTATCTACTATGTGCCAAGACGAGCGTGTGTTTACCGCTA